GTCCGGCGGCACATCGCTGCCAATCAGCAATGTCCTATCATGGAAGTTCCCTAGCTCAAACCGGCTGCCCAAGTGATTCGTTCTCAGCTCGCTGCAATTCTCATCGCCCACCAACCGCCGCACCAGCCCGGCCACCGTGCTCTTCCCGCCGCCGCCAGTCCCCGTCAGCAGCAATATCACCTGCGGCCTGTTCCGCTGCAGCAGGGCCAGTCCGCCCCAGCGCTGCAGCAGCACCTGATCCTCGCGCTCGGGCAGCGCATGATCCAGGAAGGCCTGCCACATCCCGCTGCCGGCACCCTGCACATACCGCACCGGCGTCTGGTTCCTGCTCATCCACTCCGGGCCAAACCCGTGCATGGCATATGGCACGCTCCTCAGATCCACCATCACATTGCTGCAGTGCACCACGCTGTCGGGCCTCGAGAACGGATTGCGTTCGACCTGCAGCGCCCCAATCAGGTCGACCACCTGATCCGCGAAGCTCACGGTCAGCCGCGTCAGGAGCGCCGGCAGCCGCGGATCCTCTGTCGATGCCATCTGATCCAACAGAACGCGCCTGGCGGTCTCCAGGACGCGCTGCTGCATCTCCTCGCGGCTCATGGATATCCAGATTCCCCTGTCCGCGGCATACCAGTAGTGCTGCCCGGTCTGGGCATCGAAGAGCAGCCGCTCCTTGTGCGCCATGTACCCGGCAAAGAAGGTCGGGTGCAAATTACCAGTGCCGCTCCTCCCGAACGTCCAGGGCACGCCATGCAGCCGGAGCAACTGCGCCATCTCATCCCTGCTGCCCGGGACCGGCCAGCCCTCGGGCCACCGTATCTGCGAGAACGCCAGCTCCACCGGCGGCCTGTCCACCAGCACGCTGTACTCGCACCCGCTCGGGTGCACGCCCTTGACCGTGCTCAGGTTGCCCGTGCTCCGCCACTCGTACAGCGGCTTGCCCATCACCCGCCCATTCACCTCGACCATCTCGGTCGTGCTCCGCTCCGCGCACGGCTTGGGGTAGGCGCCCGTGATCCTGACGCCCACCTGAGCCCCGCGCTTGCCCTTCCACCTTGCCGACCCCTGCAGCACCGGGTTCACCTTCAGGAACGCCTCCAGGCTACCCTCATCATCGAAGTCAATCGCGCACAGCCCGCCGCTCCACTCGCCCAGCCTCACAGCCACGTTCCCGTGCTCCAACATGACCCGGTAAACCTCCCTCTTCGTACTCTCCATGGTCTCCTGGGTGTACTTGACCATCGGTATCTTGGTGCCCGGCTCCTGCGGCACCAGGAACAGCGGCGTGCCCAGCCAGCCCTCGATCTCTTGCGTCGTCATCATACCTCTTCCCGCCTTTCAAAACGCAACGCCTCCTCGCTGATGAACCAGCCTTTCGGCCACTCGGTCAGGTAGATCCCGCCCAGCGTCCGCACCCGGCTCAGGGCGACGTAGGCCTGCCCGGGCTCCCGGGCCGCCCTGATATCAATCCTCGCGGCATCCAGGGTCAGTCCCTGCGCCCGGTGTATGGTCATCGCGTAGGCCAATCGGAGCGGGTATTGTTGGACGGTCACCCCCAGCGACTCAAAGAACCATTTGCGCCGGCCCAGTGAAATCTTCTGCCCGCGGCTCTCGACCACGATGTCGCTGCCCCGGAACTGGACCACCCGGCCCACCTGGCCATTGTAGAAACCCTGCTCCGCATCATTCGCGGTGAACATCACGGCAGCCCCGGGCTTCAACTGCAGCACCCGCGGTGTGCTCATGTTCTTGGTGGCGAACTCCACCGCCTGATCAACGCCCTTGACCTCGGCATCGAACACGGCAATTGGGCCATCAATGCTGCTCAAGCGGTAGTTGTTCCACTTGTCCACCTGCACGTTGTGCGTCATCAGCCTGGTGATGTGCTCCGGAGGGTTCATCTTCAGCGCACTGCGCAGCAACTGGTTGTCCCGCGGCTTCATCCTGCCCACCCGGAACCCGCTCAACATCTCAATGAACGGCACATCATTCTGCCGCCGGACCTTCTCCAGCTTGATCGTCTTGAAGTCGGCCTCTTCCCAAGCCTTGCTCAGGAACGCCCAATCGTAGGGCTTGCTCTGGTCGGTCCTAACCGGGGGCAACTGCAGGAAGTCGCCCAGGAATATCACCTGTAACCCTCCGAAAGGCCGGCTGTCTTCTCTGATCCGTTTGACCCAATAGTTCAGGAAGTCTAGGTGCCGGCCCGCCATCATGCTGATCTCGTCGACCACGAGCACCTCGGTGGCCCGCACGCGTTTCCGGGCGCCATGCACTGCCGGATGGCTCTCAAGCCTCTCAGCAGCCTGCAGGAAGTCCTCGCCATCCTGCGGCCCCAACTGCATCCCGCACCAACGGTGCACGGTGGTCCCGCCCACATTCAGCGCTGCGATGCCTGTCGGGGCCGTGATAGCCACGTCCCGAACTCCCACCACCCTGTTCAAGAACTCCCGCAGCAGCGTACTCTTGCCGGTGCCCGCCTGCCCCGTGAGGAAGACGTTCCCGAACGATTTGGCCCAGACCATGAAACGGTCCTCGGGCGTCGGATCGAAGTCGTCCCCGATCATATGGACAGACGGGCTGGCAATCATTGGATCAGTAGGTAGGGATCAGGATGTCGGAGACCTGCTGCGTGAGCTGCACATCCCGCAGGCAGTAGTTGATCGCTGCCTCGCGGTCGGTCTGGAACAGCTCGCTGAACATGGCGCCGTTGCCGGCCTTCTCACCCAGCCCAAGGTGCCTGGAGATCGCGGCCAAACTCCCGTGCGCCCGGTTGTCTCCGAGCTGCCATGACTCCCGCAGGTCGACGATCAGATCGTTCCAGTACCTGCCATTCCTCAGCCAGTAGGGCACCGTCACCCGGTGCTTCCAAGACCGCTTGATCAAGAACGGCAAATCAAACGGCTTGGTATTGAACCCGATCAACTGCGGCTTGCGTTCGAAACTGTCGAGCAGGGCCCAGAATTGCACCAGCATGTCCTTCTCTCCATCTGTATCGGCGCACAGCACCGCGGGCTGCTCATGCTCGACACGGTATCCAATGCACAGCACCTGCCCACTCAGGGCATCCAGTGCTGCGTGTTTGATGTAGTCGCTGACGTGGTTCTCCTCGGCACGCTGGATCTTCTCGGCGATGATGTCCGGATTTTTGATGTTGCCCAGCTTGACCTGGCTCGGGTCAAACGGCGGGATGACGAGCTCTGCTAATGGGAGCGGCCCTGTCTCAATGTCAAAGTAGATACGTGGATTTGCTGGCATAATGCTAAAACGGTTTGAATTGGTAGTTGTGCGTTTGTCCGCGGATGCGCACCCCCCGCTTGCTTAACCATGAGTCCCCAGCAGCAACGGGCTGCCGGGAAAGTGTGTCAGACGATCTTCCCGCAGTGCGGGCACAGCTTGGGCATCTTGGGCTGCTTGAGCAGCACCGGCACTCCCAGCCACTCGCAGATCTCCGAATAGCTCTTCCATCCGAATCCAGTCACGGAATTCGGGTGAAGGTGGCCCGATGAGTACAGGCTCAAGGCCTGATCCTTGTTCTTCACCGCCAGCCGGTTGAGAACATTGAACGTTCTGGTGCTGAACGGCCAGCCCCACTGCGCCTGAATGGCCTCCTTGGCCTTGGCCGCCATTGAGATCTGGCTGACCCGCTGCTTGCTCAATCCCAGGACCTCGCCGATGCGAGTGATCGACTTGCCCTCAGCCCGCATCTGCATCACCTCTGGAATGAGGTGCGCGATCTTGGAGTACTTCTTCTTCGGAGCTGTCATGGCATCAGTAGTTGAGGTCATCCTCTTCCTGCTTGATCTGGGCTTCCTCGTCGGCCTTGAACTTGGCCTGGTACCAGACCAGCGCATTGATCAGGCGCTTGTCGTCCGCGCTCTGCTTGGCCTCGGCACGGGCCTTGGGCAGCCAGTGCTCGATCAGGCTCGTGATGCTCTCCTCAGTCAGCTCCCGGAGCTCAATGCCCTTGTGCTTCCCGACGTGCACCTTGACCTTCGACGCATCGTCCGCCGGCGGTTGCCCGCCGCCCGTAGTCTTGCGGAAGCTCGAATCGCCGCCCGCCGGTGCTTTGCCCTCAGCGCCCTCCTTCGCGGGCCGGTCCTGCAACCGCACCCACAGCCCGCTCGGGGCCAATGCCTCGCCGCTCTTGTGCGGCATGATCAATTTGATGTTCGCGTATGTCTTGCTCCCGTCCTCGCTTTGCTCGTGACCGATGACAATGCTGGCCGGGCGCCCGAGGAGGCTCTCCAGATCCAAGCTCTTGTTCTCGGTGTCGGTCAGCTTGCGCCCGAACCAGTCCTTCAAGAACTTGGTCAACGCCGCCTTCTCATGCAGGCTCGGCACCATCGGCTTGGTGAACACCACCCACGGCTGCACCGGGTCGCGTGAGTCGTCCTGGAGATCAATCTCAAACGCGAACTTGAATTTCTGCTTCACGCCGTACTGCGTCTCGTACTCCTTGAGCGGAGTCACGTCCACACAGACCGCCCGGCCCGAGAACTCGGGGCATGGTGCGAAGTCCTTCTTACCGCCTGTTGCACTGATTATCATGTTATCGTCTTACCTTGTGTTGTTGTTGTTGTGTTGAACCGAGGCCTGTTTTTCGACCTCGGAAAGTTGCTTCGCCATCCTGGTGTACTGATCCCAGTACTCCGGCCACGTTGACTTGATCCTGCGCAGGTTCTGCTCGTCGGCAACGAGTGCCGCAGCACCCAGTTTCCGCACAAAGCTCCCGCCGTACTCCATCATCGTCTCAATCGTTTTCCTGTCGGTCACTTGGTTCCCTTCCCCCTCTTGCGTGTCCAGAAGCTGGTGAACTCCATCTTCTTGGCCCGTGCTGCCCGGAAGGCTGCACCGACCTCACCGCGGGCCAGCACTCGCAGTCCGTCCCCCTCCCGCTGGATCTCTTTCGCTGATTTCATTGCACGATAAAATCGAAGTTGTTCCGCCAGCTATCGTTCAGCCTGTTGTAGGTATCGGCCTTGATCTTCCACGTCCTCGGATCCCGGGTGCTACCGGTATGCCGGCACTTAATGCGCACATCCAGATCCTTGATGGCGATGTTCCTGAGCCGGTGATCGACCGGCAGCTCATGCAGTCTGGTGCTCATGCTCGAAACTTCAGGCCTTCGACCAATTGGATGCAGGTATCCAGGATCTCCCGCTGCTGCTGCAGTGCCTGGAGCTTTTGCGCCCGCAACTCCTCAATCTGCCGTAGCGCCTCGGCCAGCCCGGCCTCCAGCCCGCGGGCAAACTGCGCCGGGACAACCTCGTTGGCCGGGTAGATGTCGACCACCACGTCCCGATTGATTTTAAAGGCAACGGCGTCGACCATTGGTGTGGGTGTTTTCATGGCTCCAATATCCCCTTAATCTGCCTGTTCCGTTCTCTCGGAGTTCTCCTCAGCAAGCACTCAATCCATCGGAACGAATCGAGCGTTGCAAGGTGCTGATACTTGGTCTTGTCCTCGTAGTTCTTTGCCTCCAGCAGTCCAACAACTCGTATGCCGTCCTCTTTGCTGCTGTAGATAAATGCGACTCGGTTGAACTGCTCGTCGCTCATGTATGGTATATGCTCGCGGCTCACGGCTTGTTCTCCTTTGCTCGCTGCCATGCATTGGCCAGCAGCCGATAGTTTGAGTCGGAAATGGTACCGTCCTTCAGCCACTCAAGCAGCTCGTCACCAGTACTCTTGAGTAGCTTGATCCGATCTTGCAGGTACTCGACCAGCTCCTTCAGCTCGTTCACATCGGATTGAAGCTCTCGGATCTTTGTGGCCTGTGGGCCGGCAAACCATTGCTCCTTCATAATCCGAAGCACTTCTTTGGCTGCATCAGTAGCGGGTATGGATTCATTGACCGTGAATCCACCATCCAGATCGACCCGCATGATCTGCGTCGTTGGGTTGGATATCGGGTGGCTGTTGGTTGAAAAGTAGCTTGGTTCGCTCATTTGCACTCCTTCCATTTGAACTGAGGTTTACCGCTCGCGTCGGCCACCCACTCGGCATGGCCCTCTCGCACGGCTTCATGTTTCATGTGACTTACTCCGGTGCCTCCTCCGAATAATCCTCCGATGATTATTCCAAGCAGGATGCACAGGAAGTATGGCATTGCGTCGTCTGATTTCACGGCTTCACCTCCCTCGCTTTGAGCATGGCATCGGCTATTGCATAGGCGTAGATCGGATACGGAACCCCAACCTCGCATTGGCTCGCCATCAGTCCCTGCATGATAGCCGCTGCGAAGTAGTCGCGGAGTGAGACGTTTTCAGGAATCTTCTTTTCGTACCAATAGATGTCGTCAGTTTGTTGGTTCATTTCGCCTCCTCCACCACCCCACAGGCAGACCACGTTTTACCACCGTCGGTGCTGTACTCTCGCTCATCCAGCCATAGTTCTCTGTCAGCTTGTCCGGATACCCATCCAAGAAGATGCCGATCATACGGAGCTTTTTTGTACCGTATCCACGCTCCCAGCGGAACCTCATCCGCAGTCCACGGTCGGAGCTTTGCGGTGGGTTTGATGCGGTATTCTGTGTCATCCCAGTCCCACCTCGGTACATAAATCTTTACCCACTTTCCGTTATACCGATGTTCCACTTCCTTCCCATCCACAAAACCCTGCATTACTTTGATTGCTTCGATTGTTTGTTCGCGTGTCATCGGTTGTTCCTCTTATACTCAATCACAGCCTGCACACCGCGCCGGCTGCAGCCTACAGCCCGTGCGATCTGATCCCGTGTTGCCCCGTTGTCCCACATCCGCCAAGCCAGACCGCTGTCAAATGCCTCGACGGCCTGCGCTAGGTTGCGAGACATTACACGCTGTTTTACTTCGGCCTGCTCTGGGTACGTCACCCAGCCAGCGGCCACGGCCTTACTCATGTCCGGTCTCACTTGAGGCCCTCCGCGATCATGGCGTGCTCAAGGATCAGCACAGCGTCCGAGGTCTTGAGCGTGATCAGTATGCCCGGCTGACGCTGCTGGGCTATGCCCTTGAGGTGCGCCTTCCACCTGGTGCCGTGCGTCTTACTGTTCCCAGCACCGATGGTCTTCTGCCATCGTTGAGGCGGCACCTCGACGCAGCGCACAAGCATGGATGCGATGAGGCCGTGCAGGAAACCGACGTTTCGCCCAAAGTTGAACATCGCGCTGCCAGGTGCGCCCTTTCCACCAATGTACCCGCCGACCTTTTCGATGTAGACCACGTCACTCTGCGACAGGTAGTTGATGAGCACTTCCCGCACATCTCCGTCGGTGGCCGGCATCGGCTCGACGATCACCCGCCCATCGGAGAAGTGCGCAATGCCGCCGCTCAGGCCAGGATCAATAGCGAGGATCCGCTTCACTTCGCAGCCTTTCGCAGCCAGGCCTGAATGGCCTTGTCGGCCACGGCCTGCAGTTTGAGGCCGGCCTGCAGGCAATAGTCACGCAGGGCCTTGTGGGTGGTGGGTGTCACGTTTATGGTTTTGGGTTTCATTCTCCGTAATAAACACCAGAATCTGCCTGATTCGGGTAATTTCGATACAACACCGAATCAAACTCGTTTCGCAGTTTCTCAAGTTTCTTCTCCATGGACCATGCTGCTCTAGCAGCCGATGATGTCTTTCCTCCTTCACCACATACCTTGAAAAGCATCAGGCGCATATCTTTGAGCATACGTCCAAACTGAACGTGCTCCTCGTAGGTCATTTTCGGTTTTGTTTTCATTTCAAATGCTTCTTCACCTTGGCCCAGTAGGCCTCGGTGGCAGATTTGCGATCACCTGCAGGACCGCCTCCATTCCACTTACGGGCGAGCTGCTCAGTCGTGCAGCCCTTGCCATAGTGCCGCAAGTAGGCCTCGCACACTGCACGGGCTTGCGCCCTGTTGGTCATGTCCTGATGCCGGTAGTGGCTGCCTGTGAACTTGTTCACGTCGAGCACCACTGCCTTGTGGATCTGGAGGCAACCAATGGCTCGGCCTTGGTCGCCAATCGCCATGTCGTTCCCGCTGGACTCGACGATGATCAGAGCGCTGATGAGGTTGGAAATGGTGGTCATGGTTTGGACGGTTGTGCGCGTTGGCCAGTCGCGCCCCTGTGCTCCGTATTCCTCACGAGCCGGATGTGGCGATGACGGTCGCCAGGCCGTAGATCAGGCAGGCTGGATCACGCTGTAGCTGTAATCGCCAGAATCATATGCCGATAGCTTGCTGTAGAGCTTCTGGATCTTTGCCTCAGCAGCCTCACGGCTTGGGAAGGCGCAAACGAAGCTGTTGTAGCAGCCGGCCAATGCATCAGTCGAACGGCAGAAGTACGGGATCTCAAGAACAACCACAAACAGGCCGAGTGCCTTGGCCTTGTTGATTGCGACGTTCTCCTTAGCGCCCAGCTCGTAAGCAACCTGCTGTGCTTCGGTGAAGCAGTTCTGGAACTCGCTGGTAGCGCCAGCCTCAAACTCGCAGTGCTCTTGTTCCTGCTCTGTGGTGAATCTCATGGTGTTTTGTTTTGGACTTGATTGAACCGACTGACGTCAATCTGCCATGAGTCCTAACTCACCGTCTACAGGATTTTACACTTCTCTGTAGATTTTGAAGAAAACCCAATGTTTATGCGGGTCAAACAGTGGTCACTCCGCAACGAACTTGGCGTCGAACTCGGCCCGCGGTCGCACGTAGATGGTGCCGTTGTCGATGCGGCGGTAGACCACCACGGGCCACCGGATCTCGCCCAGGCGCAACTCGGCGCTCTCTGCGACAACCTCAACCACGAGACTCGGCTTGGTACGGCAGGAATACTTCATGGCCAGCTCGTGTAGACCACCGTGCCCTGGCCGCTTGCGTCGACCAGCTCGACCGCATTGACGCCCTTCAGTTTGGCCAGTGCTGCCAAGAGCTGCGTGTCGTTGTTCGCCTGCGCGATGCAGGTGGAGACGATGTCGGCGTCGTCGTAGGAGGCTGACAGGTTTTCCTTGGTACGGTCGCGCCAGACGCGCACCACACGGCCACCAGAGAGCGGAACACGTCGCATAGACTCGACGCACGGGAAGGTATGTTTCATGCAGATTTACCGATGGGCGATGTGGAGGTCGACCACATCCAGGATGGTGTAGATTTCAATGTCGCCGGTATTGGTCGCAACGCCAAGCCCATCCGGACTTTTCGCCTGCTGGGTGTAGTAGTCGAGTCGGTATGTGGTGGTCTTGTGCGGCTGGATGCGCTCGGTCTGGTAGAGGTAGACGTTGGTCTGGTTGTAGACGTAGGTGCTGACCGAATAGCCGACCAGCACGTTGTTGGTGACGTCCCAGATGCGCGTGCGCGTGCCCGTGGTGCTGTGGAACGGGCTGATGACGCGGATTTGGTACTCGCCTGCCTCAACCGTGAACAGGTTGTTGGAAAGGCTCGTGATGATGCCGTATGGGTCGCTGTGAATTGCATTAAGCGCCCGGGTAGTCCAAGTGTTCGCCACCGATGCGCCGCCGTCCACACCGGTAGCCTTCTGGTCCTGCAGCGTAGCAATACGCAGCACCAAGGCGTCGACGTCCTTCCGGAGCTTGTTGATCAGGCTGGTGCTGGTCTGTGAATCGTAGCTCATTGCTTGGCCTTACGTCGAAGGATGCGTTGGGCTTCGTCAAGGCTGCTGGCAATGCCGATCAGGCTGCCTGCAGGGCCGTAGAGGCGGAAGGATCCCTTTGTCTTGCCCGGGAGCGCACGGTAGCCACCGGTGAAGGTGTAGGCACCGGGCATGGAGGAGTCGGGCTGGGGCATCATGTCCGCCGGCATGTTGCGGATGGCGATTGCCGCAGCCACGCGCCTAGGAGGAACGGCCCACAGGTTCTCCGGATCAAACCGCTCGATCTCGGTAGCCTTCTTCAGGCGGACAGGGTCTTCCATGCCGTCGTACAGAGCGCCGTAGAGCCGGTAGCCCTTCTCAAACAAGTCCATGGCCTCGCGGTGGTCCTTGACGCTACGGCCTGTCGCCATGTCGCCGGCGGGCATATACCGCTGAACGCCTACTTCGCCCTGGGACGGGGCAGTCTCATCCGCGGCAAGTCCCTCGGTCCAAGTCCATTCGGGCATAAGCCCGGTTTTCTGATCGGCGAATACGGTGTCCTCTGTCTTAGCGGTGCGGTTTCGCTCGCCGTAGGGGCCGTAGTTCAACCAACTGTTTTGACCACGAGTTTCGGTGGTAATGGCACCACGAGCAGGCCCAGTAAAGAGGCGGATGTGCGCCTGCCAGGCGTTCTCCTCGCCCTGAGCTCGGAAGCCTGATCCCTCCAGGCCATGACCGAAAGCGTCGTGCACGGCGCGGAATAGGTCGTTGGCATAAACGGTTCTCAATTCACCGTTGGGTCCACCGAACGGCCAACGCAAACCAGTATCGGCAAGCATTGGGTTGGCATCTGGATTGAAGTCTTCCTTGGTTCCAAATCCAGAGTCTGTAGGGAAAACGCCCATCGACTTGTTTGCGCGGAGGTCGCGCATGGCGTTGAACGGAGATGATGCGTACTGCTGCCCCGCATCCGAATTGATATCAATGAACCAGAACTTGTATCCCGCTGAATCAAGCGATCGATACTGATCCGTGGTTTGACGGATCAGGTCCTGGTAGGCCTCGCGCACCGCAGGATCTTGCGGTGCATGAGGCATCTCATCGTAGGCCTGAGCAATCCTGCGGGCGCGGTCCTCGTCTACCTCAACGTATTCTGATTGGCGACGGAGATTGATTCCGTTGTCCTTGGCGTACTGCTCTGCGACGCCAACCAGGCTCTGGTCTGGTCCACTAGCGCCTTTGACCTGTGGAGCGCCTGCAAGCGGCGCAAGGTTCCCAGACGTATACCGTCCTTCTCCTCGGTCTCCACGTCTTCCTGTTTGTTCTGCGGTTTGTTCATAAAGTTTTTCTCCTCCGGCAGGCATGAAATACGCTAGACGAGAAGGTGAGTCAATTTGCCTTCTCTTCCATTTCTCGCCTGCTTCAGGCGTGGTTCCATACCCGGCTGCCTTGTTGGCTTTTTGTGCTTCACCCAACTGGCGGTCATTCAAGGCCGGTAGTTTTTCAAGACCAGGGAACATCACCTCATGCGGTTCAACACGTCCCCGAATGCGATCCCACAGGGTCCATTGAGCCGGGAAGACAGCAACACCAAGTTCGTTCGCCCGGCGCTCGTTGATCTCAAGTGCTGAACGGTAAGAATCCGACATCACCTGGAAGTCCTTGGGTGTTTCCACCCAATCGACCGATTTGATGTATTCTGGGGCATTCGGGTTGATCCCACCCTTCTTCGCAAGAAGCGTTGCCTTGCGACTTCCCATGGCAGCAAACACGGCCTCGTTGACAAACTTTTGAACACGGTCGGCACCGTAGATCTGTGCCTGACCTAGGACATCATCAATGGTTTTCGCCCGAGTTGCCGTTGGGTCTGGTAGCGAATCCAAGGTGGATGCCATTTCGGCCTTGATGCTCTTGATGCGTTTATCGTTTTTGGCCTTTAGCTTCTTCAGCGTTTGCTCATCGTTTTTGTTCAGCTCGACAATCCGCTTTCCTTTTTCCTCGGCATTTTTCAGGCGGCGATTGAATGCCGACGTGGCTTCCTTGGACTTCTTGAGCATTGAGTTGAAACGGTCGACAACAATGCCTTCAAACCGCTTGCGCAACTCTGGGTTACCCAGCAACTCCTGACCAAAGATTCGGGCCATGTGGCGGTCCATAGCCGAGATGGATGCCTTAAGCGGATCTTGCCACACAGATCCAAACGAGCCTGTCTTGGTGCCAAACCCTTTGACTTGAGTTGTCAGCTTGTCGACGAAGTCTGCCCAAGATTCGTTGGCCTTCTTGACGAAGAAGTCTGGGTTCTTGGTAAACAACCGAGCGGCATTTACGATGTTCGAGATGTCTGCGGTGATCGCAATACCAAGGCCTCCCTTGCCTGCGGAGATGAACCCTAGCTCTTTTTTCAGTCGTTGGTTCAGCTCCTTCAGATTTTCTTTGGTCGGGTTCTCTGGGTATAGATCTGCAAACTTGCGCACATCTTCCATCGAACCGAATCGGAGTCTGGACTGCCCCATTTCATTGGGCAGCAGCGGTGCGTTTGGTGAGAGCATACCAAACACAATTGAGTTGAAACTTGAGACCTTCTCCCCGGGTGTCGGGGCCATGGTTGACGCCAGCTTTGCCGTCAGCTTGGCGTGCGTCGTCTCAGGAAGGTTTGCTACGTCGACTGGGTTGGCTTTAAGCCAGAGGAGGTCGTAGTACGTGAACTTGCCCTCAAGGCCGCCGGGTATTCTCGCAGGATTTCCAGCCACGTCCGAGGGGATGTTTGCGATGTCTGAAAGAGGGCCAAGGTTTGGGACGCCGAATGCTTTGCCGTATTCCTCAAACTCCGTTGGAGTCCAGTCTTTCGGTTCTTTGCCTTTGAAGAATATGTTGCCGCCTTCATCTCTTGTAACTCCCTGAGCCTCGAAGGATGCACGTCGTGGCAAAGATTCTGCAACCTGTTTTCTGCGTGCGTCCTCTTCAGCCGGCATGAACCTTACATCCCCCTCTTGTCGAACCGCCCCGAGTTCTTGCCGGCCTTCTTCTCGGCCTTGCGTGCGACCGAGAGCGCTATCGCCACGGCCTGCTTCTGCGGTTTGCCGGACTTCATCTCGCGCCGGATATTGCTGCTGACGGACTTCTGGCTGTAGCCTTGCTTGAGTGGCATCTGCTTTCCTTTCTGCTTGGGTTTGGGTGTCGTAGATCCCGATCAGCTTGCCGTCGGGACCGTAGAGCTTGTGCTTGGCGCCGCTGATGATGCGGTAGCCTTCCTCGGAGTTGATGACCGACTTGTCGCCAACGGTCTCCGCAGGCATCCAGCGCATCTTGGACTTCTGGATTGCGTCCTCCGAGATACGGGCGCGGAAGTCCATCGGGGCTGTCGAACCGATGCGGTCCAAGCGGAAGTCGCGCACGAACTTGCGCCCGCCCTTCTCTTGCTCGTTTACAAAGTCACCGAGGAACTTTGCCTTCTCCAGACCAAAGATCTCGGCAGACCGGCGGGCACCCTCCCCGGCATCCAGGTTGGTGAAGTACGCTGCTAGGTCCGACATGAACCCGTCGACATTGTCCCACAGGCCGGCAGCCACACCGCCGTCGGGTGCCGTCAGCTTGTCCAGGGCGCCGCGGATCTTGCTGATGTCGATGGCCTTGATGACCGGGTTGTCGGCCTTGGACAGATAGAAACTGTACGGCAGCACCTCGCGCTGGGATAGGCGGATGCCGCTGTTGTACTTGCTGGTGAACTTGCCGGTCAGCCGGTTCTTCACCCGGCGGGTGGCTGCACCGTAGTTCAGGAAGATGCTGTTGCCGGCGTCCATGGCCGCGTTGACAGCCCTGATCTTGTCCTTCATCCGGCTGCTGACTGCCTGGGACTGCTCAATGGCAGACAACTGCTGCGGGCTGAACCGGCCTTGGATCTCGCCATCGACAACGCGGGCTCCAGGAACGCCTTCTAGGATCGTTCTGAGCGCCGTGGTGTCCTTCTCCTCACGGACCCGGATCTCCTCGTCTGATAGGTTCCTGACGCTGCCGTCGGGCATCTTCTCAGCCACACCGAGGTCGACCAACTGCTTGGCGGCAATCGGATTGGAGACATCCTGCGGCTTCAGAACCTTGCCCGGGCCTTCGTTCTCCATGGTGATGCGCTCGTCCAGCTTGCGCCGGGCACGCAACAGGTCGCGCAGCATGGCGTTCACCTGTGGCGAGGCCTGCTTCAGATCCGGGAACAGCACCGAGTCGGTGGGCTTGACTCCAAACGTGCGCTCAATCGTTGCCGCGGCATCAGCCAGAGCCCGGCTGGCGTTCTGAGTCAGAGCGGCGTCCAGCAACTGCCGGGTGACTCCGGTGAACCCCTTCAGCAGTGCGTCAGGCTTCTGACCGGCTAGAAGCCCAGCGAAGTGCTCCGCAGCCAGCTCAGAGGCCACATAGCCTGCCTTCTTGTCGATGGTGTCGTACTGGGCGAGCTGATCAGCACGTTCCGCGCTACCTGCAGCCAGCTTGTCGCGGTACTCGTTGAAGCGTGCCTCAATCTCGGCGTCATTGAATGCGCCTTCGGCCAGCTTGCGAGTGATGTCTCCTTCCTGAACCCAGCGTCCGACAAGAGCATCCTTGATCTCGGTGGCACCACCATTGAGCTGGGTTGTCTTCTCAAGAGCGTGGAATAGCTCATGGCCGAGCGTGTAGAGCGGGCCATCCCCGGTGCCTTTACCGATGATGTCTGCGTTGATGAATATGGTAGGCCGTTCAGCTTGCTCAAACTGCACGCCACGGATGTTGTTGCCGAACTTTTCGGCCATCTGAGCGTTTGAACGATAGAGGATGTCGACATCCCCGAACTTGCCTCGGACCAACCCCTGCAGATCCATCAGCGCCGAGGCAGCATCCACACCGTGCGTGTCGCGCACCCGTTGGAATAGTTCCTTGGTAGTCGGGTCCTGTTGGGCATCAATGAAGCGCCCCAAGTCGCCTGCACGGGCCTCCTTAGCAGCTTTTCCAGTCAACTTATCGAAAGCACGTCCACCGAGAGCACCGGCTGCGCCCTGCACAGCGCCAGAACCGAGGCCTGCAGCAGCCCCCTCTTCACCGCCGGACAAATAGCCCAAGCCTGCACCAATGGCACCACCTTCAATTCCTCCGGCAAGCCCCCTGAGTGAGGCATCCAAGGCAGCGTCACCGCCGTACTGCCCGACCACACCGAGCATACGCTGGCGCAGGTTGGCTCCCGGGGCAGCCCCGATAGCCTCCAGAGGCCCGATGCGCGAAGGCTGGGTCATCAGGTTCTCGCCGGCACGGGCCAGCGCCTCGCCAGCCTCGCGTGCGGTACGGATACCGGCAGGGATAGCAGCGAAGGCAGCGGCCTCCGGTGCAATACCGAGAGCGCCGGCGATACCGGCAGTCGCCGCGGTATTACGGAGCGCTTCAGGAGCCATTCCAAGCGCTTCCGCTGTCATACGCTCGGCAGCACCAGCAACGCGCTCCAATGGCCTTGCAGCGCCTGCAATGGCCCGTCCTGCGAGTTGAGTGCCTTTGCCGACTGCGCGGGTGGCGAGTTTGCCTGTTCCAAGGATTTCACCAACGCCGGGTACGAACAGCGTCGGGTCAAGAATCATTGAGACTCCCTGTACGTACTCCGGATTGGTGTACTCGGGCGGAACAACTATGCCTTCTTCACCACGTTCCAGTCGGGCGGTGGTGTTGGCGAAGTCTCGGGCCTCAAGGAACTGCTGGTAGCGCGACTCCGGTGTGCCTGTGCCTGCAACCAGATCCTTGAACTTGAAAAGCGGTGACGATGGATCCTGCGACTGAGCAGCAAGCCCGTAGAGCTGGCGAGTGCCTTGAGCGAATCCCTCAAGGTAGTTCAGGGGGTTTGCTGCTGCTCCTTGAGCGCCTTGAGAAACAGCGCCACTGATCATTCCAATGGCAGCATCTGCGGCTTGAGCGGCGGTGTTGATCCAGTCGGTCTGCTTGTTCTTGGAGTACTCCTCGTATTTCAGGTAGTCTGCCTGCGTTGGCGTGAAAGCAGGGTCCTGCATTGCGCCTGCAATGTCCTCGCCGGTAGCCGGGAACTGGTCGGCAAGAATGCGTTGCGCTTCGTTTTGGCTGACCGAGTCAGGAAACTCGACAACCTGAGCACCGACCTGCACCTGATATGGCATAGATTATTCGAGCTTTTGGGAAACCGGGTTCCATTTAAGAAAACTACCAGAAGGCCCAGCAACAGATTGTTTTTCAGGTTGAACCACCTTAAGACCAATAGCCTTTGCCTTCGATTCAATAGCCCTCGCTGACTTTTGAAGCATGGTTTCAAACGCCTGAATGTTTGACTTCTTCATTGAGAAGATTGCGGTCGGATTCGGAATCACGCTTTCCAACAGCTTGAAATCCTCAGGAGTTATGGTTCCGGGACCAATGATGTTGATACGCTCAACTCCTCGAAGACCTGCGGCCAATGAGTTAGCTTTCGCCCTCACCTCGGGAGTCTGCTGCATAGCAGTACCCATTTTTGCAATTTCCAATAGGTCAGCAATTGCCTGTCGACTTTCAAGCACGTTGGAATACTGATCGCGGAACTTTGCGGCCTCAGCTTCTGTGGGAGCGGTGCCTTTGAACTCAGGGAAATCGACGGTGAGACCGCGCACCTTCAGGATGTTGTCCAGATTCGCTTCCTTTGCAGGAACAAACTGCTCCTTGTCTCCGAATCTTACGACAGACCCAATACCACCAACCTGCTCGACAGTAGTCGGCCTGCGCTGACCAACCCTCTCAAGAATCTGCGGAACCATTGCAATCGTCTCCGGTGTGGCTCCCTGCTGTATCAGGTACTGAGTCAGCTTCTTTGACTGATCCTCGTAGCTGATCGGAACCTCTGTCGGAACATTGCGCGTGATCGTCTCAGGAGGCTGCTGGATAGGCTGCGCCTGCTGCTCGGGCTGTAGGATGCGCGGAGCAATCGTCTGCAACGCAGGAGAGCGCGACATGATTCCGGCCTGCTGCATAGCCGCTTGAGACTCGGCAAGCTGCTGCTGCTTGAGACGGGTGTTGGCTTCAGCGCGAGCGGCAGCTTGAATTGGAGACTCAAACTGCTGACTGAGGTACGCCGCAGGATCTTCCTGACCAAGTGAAATTGGGCCAGTAAATCTAGGGATTTGCGACACGTTCAATGCATTTGCCTGTCGTCCGAGGTCTGTGCCGTATCTGGCAAGATCCTGAGCAGCCTGACCGTATCTACCCATGAAGTATCGGGCAGCGGTAGCTTCGGCCTGAGATGGCGTAGCCTGAACGGCAGGAGTCGATACACCCGGCATCGGCGGGAACTCAATCGTATCGGTGACCTGCTGCATCTGCGTGGTCGTGGTGGGCTGTTCTAGGCCGTATCGGATAGCCTCGGTGAGGATGTTCTGTTGCTTGCGCTTATTGGCAGCGTCTTCCAACTGCATTGCACCCAACGCCAACTGCTGGCGGGTGGCCTCGTCAGTCAGCTCCCGAGCACGCTGTTTATCAGCACGATCCAAGAAGAACTCGGCATTGAGCAGCGCGGCTTTCTTTTGCGGTGTCGACATCGTTCCAAACTTCTTGATGTCGCCTAGGATCTTCGACTCAGGGCTGCGCTCGTCCATCACGTTGCCGGACTGGGCCATGCTCTGCAGGTACGGAGCCAGCGATTCCAAGCGCTGCGTGAGGAACTCGCTCTCAGCCTTATTCTGCCCATACCGAGCCAGCGACTCGCCAATGGCATTACCGATCTGCTGGATACCAGCGCCGATATTGCGCCCAGCCTGAGCGTAGGACTCAATGAATCCGGAAGGCACGGCAGAAGGTCCGCCGCCTTGGTAGCCTGCTGAATAGCCGTATTGTGCCATATGGTTTAAGAATTACGTGCCGCGACCAGCCATGCCCCTGCCGTAGCCTTGAGCAAAGCCTCCTCCAATGCTTCCCAATGCACCAAGGCCAGCACCGATGAGACCGGATGTGGCCGATGCACCGGCAGCATTGGCCGCCATTTGAGTCTGCTGATTGCCTGCAAATAGGTTCTGGGCGTAAGCGCTCTCCGGATTAAACAACTGGCCGGGATTGAATCCCTGAGCCTGCCCGAGGAATCCCTGAGAGCCTGCGAAGGCCTGCGACGGGCGTCCCAAGACCTGCTGGAACACGTCGCCGTAGACGCCCTGACCTGCCTGCAGTGCGCCCATGGCCTGCTGCTGGCGTTGCTGCTGTATACCAGACGCAACCATTTGCGAGCGCAATGCCTCCTGCAACTGTGCATTCGGGCTCTGGGCAATACCACGGGCAGATGAAGCCATACGAGCTTGCTGCTGCGCCATGCGCTGCTGCTCGGGCGTCAACTGGCTGCCGGCCAACAGGCTGGAAGTAGCGTTGCGAGCGAGAATGTCAGCGATCTGAGTCTGCTCTGGCGCAAAGCCCTGAATAGCGGCACGAGCTTGAGGCCCGAGCATGGCAATGTCGGCAATGTCGCCAGCCCGGGATCGGGAACGTGCGGCTGCCTCGACCTCGCCCATCGTGGGCGCGATCTGCTCCTTGTACATCTTCAGCAACTCCGGTGTGGCCTGTCGCAACAGGTCCAACTGCAGCGCTTGGTACTTGGGCGCAAACTGGGCTTCCGCGGCGTACTTCTCCGGAGCCAGTTGGAGCTGGGTGCGGAGCGTGTCCGCAGTCTCCTGAGCGTAGTTGCGTGGTGCTGGTGCGTCGACTGTCATATCATTTTGGAGGCCACCCGATAGATCGGCATCGAGCCTTTCTTGTAGGTGGTCAGTTTGCCGTTTCGGTAGCCGATGGCCGGGAGGATTGCAGCCTCCGGTCGGTCGTGAAAGAACTTAGCCGCCACTGCCATTGCGAATACCGCGCAGTCGGCAGCGAACTGGTGCCAGTACCAGTGGTCGCCATTGGGGTCGCTGGCCTGCCACGTCCATGGCTTAGGCTCCGGACCCATCTGACGCCAGCCTACCAGCACGGCAACCACCTGATCGTCCTGAGTGGCGATCTTGAGCGTACCCTGCTGTACATGGAACAGCACGTAGTCCTCCACAGCCTCCCGAGTCCAGCCTTTGAAGCTGTCGGGGAGCTTGCGGAGCAGGTAGTCTGTGATCTGGTTGATCAAACGAGGATCTCTTGAAGGATCACCTGAGAGGTTGCGCGTGTAGCAGAACTCGCATCACCAGTTGATCTGTTTATAAAGAAACCAGTAGTTGATGTAGAAGGTATTGCGGTGCTTCCGTAAATCTTGAGCTTATACGTAAAAGCAGCGGCAGATCCCGGTGAATCAAGGAATTGGATACAGGCGGTGTTTTGTTGAGTATTGTAAAAGTACGGATCAAGAGCCTTTATTCCATACACTTGACCAGACAAAGGGCTTGATGGAACAGAAATCTCAACATCTCCGCCACCTCCAGTGGATCTTGTGAGAATAAACGCATATTTGCTGGTATCCGAATTAAAAGCATAAATGGAATACGATATGTTAAACGTAACCAGTACTTTTGAAGATGCCTGCTGCGTTGTTATTGATGTGGTGAGAGCGGTGATTTCTTGAGGAGTCGACCTGTTGTCTGGAACAGCATATCCAGATGTACCAAGGACGGTCGTTGAAGCAATCGCAGGCCTCAACGCATTCAGCGTTCCGCTTGCAAGCGTCAGGTTGGATCCGACGGAAATCTCCTGCGGAATGCCATTGGATCCAGCAGACCGACCGATCAACCGCGCATCGGTGACGTGCTGGATCTTGGCGTAGGTGACTCCGGTAGCGGATGACGAGGAGTCTGCCAGCTTGGCCGTGGTCACCGCTCCGGTGCCAATGTTCACAGTGCCGGTGGAGAACGTCAGATCGGTGGACGTGAGTGCAGTCGGACTTGCTGACGATCCGCTGGCATTGCCAACGAGCGTGCTGGCATTCTGCGCTGCTAATGCTGTCAGCGGAACGGATCCGGCGCTGATCGACAGCGAACCGCCATCGACCGTGCCCGTGACGTCGACGCTCGGCGTACCGAGCAGATTGAGCGTGCTGGCATCCAGCGTGGTGGATGACGTGACGGTGGTTCCCGGGGTGACTGTGACAAAGAGTGGCATAGGTTAGACGTCGGTTTTGCCGTAGAGCCTGAAAGGAATGGCGATGGACTTCAACGAGTGGATGTTGAGCGCGCCGGTGGTAGTGGTGACCACTGGCTGCATGGTAATGGAGTGCCTACGCAGGCGAGCCTTCTGCGAGAAAGACTGCATGATTCCCGCCTTAAATCCGGAAGTATTGCACCGCAAACCGGGAAGCGTTGAGTAGTCTTCTCGGAACGGAGCGAGGAAGTTGTTTCCGGAGTTGTTGGTCGCAAAGGTGCCCGAGCCATAGGTGTAGTACGCTGTGCGGCTCTTGGTTTCATTGGTGGCCACCGTGTAGGACTCGTTCACGCCGTCAAAGTTGGCCGTGATCGAGTAGGTCGGGTTCCAGGATGACAGCTCGAACTGCAGGCCCGTCCACTGCTTGTGATCAATATCGTTCTCCCCGGTGTGTCCGCGGAAGTAGACCGTTGTCGCAATCTGCTGGATGGTTCCAACACGGGTGCGGTCCTGCAGCGCATTCAGGTCGAAGTTGTGGATGAATCCGCTTTCATCGGCCCAGCACAGCGTGTCGGTTCCGGCCACGATCACCCGGGTGTAGTACCGCGGGACAAGCAGCGAGCCTTCCCAATAGCCTTCCCACGCTTGGTTCAGGAAGTTGTAGACCAGTGTGCGTTCGTTGGTCCCGTTGCCTCCCTCGACAGGCACGCTCAGGATGTAGCGATTGTTGTAGTAAGCAGCGCAGGACTTGTTCCAGTTGGCTTGGTCGATCTCTTCGATGACATCCTGAATAGGATCGGACAGCGGGAGAACAACCGACTGGCTTATACCAAATTCGGTCTGCTTGAGGCTGATGACTCCGCGCTGACTGAGGAACACGATATCCGACCCTGTGGAAGCGATAGAAGCCTGACTGACGCATCCAAACTCACGGGTGACCTCAGTGAGGCGGGTGGTGGACAAGTCGCCGTAGAGGTTCTCCACAGCGAGAATGCTGCGCTCCTTGAACACGATCAGCGTGGTCGTGTTGAACGGATACAAGGCCACCACAGCGTCGTTGGCTCCGGTGTTCAGCTTGAACTCGTTTAAGATCGGGCGGTAGTGCAGTGGATCCAGCACGTCGGAGACTGCGAGGTAGTCGGGTCCGTAGAGCAGCAGCAGGCGGTTCTGGAAGTACAGGCCCTCACGGCCTGCAGGCACGTTGGCGCCGGAGGCCGATGACTTTTTGATCGTGCCTGTGATGGAGTCGGACGTGACGTCGACCAGAGTCGAAGGCTGCGATGCCGTGACGCTGGCTGACGTGTAGTTGATGCCGGGATTGACGATGGTCACCGCGGTCACCTTGCCGTCGGTAATCGTAGCCGTTGCCGTAGCCAGCGTTCCGCCACCGTTGAGCGTAATAGTCGGTGCGGTCAGATAGCCGGCACCTTGGTCGACGATGGTGAGCGAGGTGTAGCCGCTGGAGGTTGGGGCAGCAATGCTAACGGAAGGAACCGATGAGTATCCTGAACCAACATTGGTCATCGTGAATCCGGTGACCTTTCCGTTGGAAACGATTGCAGTGGCTGTGGCAGTGGTTCCACCACCACCCGGCGCAGCAATGGTTACGGCAGGCGCTGCAGTGTATCCAGCGCCACCAATTCCAAGAGTGATTGAACCAACGGTTGCACCGGAAAGCACAGCGGTTCCAGTGGCAGTCTGTGCTGCAATCGTTCCGGTGATGATCGCCGTCTTCGCGGTGTTCAGCGAGTCGGTCTCCTCGGTGGGTCCGGAGAACAGCTTCAGCGAGTTCTTATCGCTCGGGTAAACGTAGTAGATCTTGTCGGTTACCGTCGCACCACCATTCTGCGTATTCGACAGCGTCACCTGATCGCCGGGAACAAACGGATGGTTTGGGACGGTGATCGTGTCCTCTACGGAGGACGAGGCCACGATGGCATTCACCGCGGCAATCCGGTTGAAACCGTTGTCGAGAGCCGATACCGGAGCCCCCGATGAGTACGAGGACTCCATGATCAGCGGCAGGCCGTCGTTGTAGAAGTCGCTGATGCCCTGGGTGACATCGTAGCCCGTCGTGTTGTTCGACAGCTCAAAGTAGTAGCGGTTCGATGACGTCAGGCCTGTCTTGAGCGTGACTGGGCTGGTGCCCTGCTGGCCGCTGGCTTGCGACAGGTGCAGCGTGCAGACGCCGCCGGCCTTCACGTTGACGTACATCCCGAAGCCCTGACCGGTGGATGTAGATGAGGTCCACAGGTTGGGAGCAGTACCGATCTGGAAAACCACAACACGATCACCGGACTGCAGGTCGGGTGTGACATTCAATGTCACAGTGTTGTTGGTGGTGTTGACGTCGGCTCCGGTGAAGTAGTACCGGGCATTCCCCGGGCGCAGCATGACCACCGAGTTGGTGGCCTGAATCAAACGCACTGGGCTGTAGATATCGTGCCCGTTGAGCGGAATTTCCAAGTGCGACTGATTGGGTCGCACAAGGTACATCCTGCCCTGCCCACCGTCTGACGTCCGGGCCTCGTTGGTGGCTACGATCAGAGCTTGGTATCCGGTGTCCGGATCACGGAACGGCAGCACACCGAGAATGTCGTTGAAGGCCGTGGTGTTGTTGTAGGACTGGATGTTCCGATTGGTCGGCCCACCGGTGAACGTGATGGCTGCAGACGACAGGATCGCGTTGCTGTTTGTGTCCGAGATGCAGCGAGTTCCGTTGGGGAACACCAGCACATTGGCGCTGCTGTCGGAGCATACAATCGTTCCGTTTGGAGGCGGACTGCCGCTCACAACCGTCACCTGATTCGACCCAGATGTGACCGTTGCCGAAAAGGTGTTCAGGTTCCACTTGCCGCCCCACTTGGGCTGCACGATGCCCCAGCGGTTGCGAATGTTCTGATCCTGAAATACTCGGTTGATGGCCTGGCTGACAAACTGGGGAGGCAACTGCGCGGGATCAAGGCGTGAGATCACCCCCTTGAAGCCGTCGTCGACCGATATGATGTCAGGCAGGTCAGGCATATCACCGTGATGGCACGATTATCTGGCGCACATATTTCTCCTGCAGCGCCACCTTGTCGATCTCCTTGGTGAGTTCAGCCTCGCCTAACTCTAGGAACTGGTTGCCCAGGTCGATCTTGCCGTCGACGCGCAGCATTTGGCCCGCGGCCTTGAGTGAGCAGATCTCGCAGAAGCGGTAGGGGAAGGCGTAGGCGGTGGCCTCGGCGGCGCTGGACAGGAGCGGCGGTGTCTTGCGGAACTCCAGCCAAACGTATGGCAGATCGGCTGTGATCAGGATGCCGTCGTCTGTGAAGGTGTACGGGGCCTCCTGCTGGCGCCACGTCACCCGCGGGTCGATGGGCCAGACCGAGAAGGTTTCGCCGATGGGGATGGCCCTGGTGGTACCATCGACATTGGTCGTCTGCGAGATGTTACGCAGGAACTTGTTCAGGCGTCCCCAGTAGGACGTGTTGGTTGGGAGAGTGCCTGCAGCCGCGGTGTTGAAGAGCTGGTAGTACTCTTGGGTTACCGGATACAGCACGATGGTGCCGACAGTGTACGTGGTCGTTGCATTCCAGTTTGCGTTTCCGGAATAGGATGACTGCGCCAGCCCCCAACATTGCGAGTTCAGCGCACCGTTCGGGCCGTTGTTGGTCGGAGGAACTTCAGAGTTCGGAGCACCAACGTACTGGTAGTACTTCTGCTCGACCGGGTAGTACACCACGGTACCCTGGGTGTACGTGATCGCATCGCTGTAGTTGGGCGCGAAGAACTCCTGCTGATACACGGTCTGCTCGGGCCAGTCGAAGCACTCCCAGGCGCTCCGCAATGACATGGAGATGAATGTGCGGAAGAAGTTGGACTCCTCGGTGGTCAGCGTAGAGAAAACGCGCCCAGTGAGTTCACAGGCGCGTTGCAGGACGTAGTCGTAGGTGACGGTTCTCATAGGCTACCAGGATTTGCACGCCCAGTACTTGGCGGAGAGTTTGGTGCCGGGCTCGTCACAACCATGACGGGCTCGGAAGGATGCGCGGCGCTCCGGGATGTGCTTCTTGATCGTCATGTCCGGGTCGCCAAAACGCACGAGAGCGACCTTGTCGCCCTCCTTGGCCAGGACAGCGAACTTCTTGTTTTCACCCGGCGTGCGTTTGGGCTTGTTGTAGCCGGAGAACTTGTTGCCCTTGTAGTTGATCATTGAGACTTGGGTAGCACGTACCATCCGGCGGGCAGCTCGACTCGTGATGGCCCGACCAGCTTCTTGTCCTTGTCGAAAGCGTAGACGCTGGCCTTCACAGGATTGGCCAGCATCACGGGATCACCGGAAGGGACCAGGACCACCTTCGTCTGGCAGCCCAGGCAGATCGGCAACACGAGCGGCAAGGCGCTGCTTGAGCTCCTCAGGTGCTTTTCCATGTTGGATGTCGGTGGGTGGTGTTTCGCGGAACCAGTCGAGCAGGGCCCGCAGGATCTGGTAGATCCAGTTCACTCTGGTTTCTTGATCTCCAGCTTCTCGCTGGCGTCCTTAGCCATGATCAGGCCGATTCCGGCGGAGATGGCGGCGATAGTGGAGGTGAAGTCGACCGATGTGGCCGGATCACCGTCGAAGATGGCCTTCAGCGTGCCTCCGATGGCAACGAGGATTGCTCCGATACCGGCGAGAGTGGTCTTGGTGTTCTTCATTTCTTGATGGCTTTGTAGAGGGCGACACAGGCCGCAATGAGGCCAACCACGGCGGAGACGAATCGGATGCCGTCGGTGAGCTGGGGAAGCAGCGAGGCTGCTGTGGCTGCTGCCGCGGTGCCCAGCGAGATCGCTAGGCCGTTCGTTCCGCCGTGGTTGGTTGCGTCCATTTACTCTGAGGATTTAGGTGTCTGTGAGTTGATGAGTGCGGCCTCGATGATGTCGTAGAGCGGCTGGCCGACCCTGATATTCGGGACTCCGCCAGCCTTCATTGCGATTTCAACGAGTTGGGCGAGTTGCTGGGCCTGTTGCGGTGTGAGTTCGATCGGAATCATACGGTCGGAGCATCGGCAACCGGAGCTTCTTCGGCAACCACAACTGGAGCGGGAGGAGCGGGAGGCACCCACGGCAGCGGCAGCACAACCACGGGCGGGTTGATCTGGTTCTCGATCTGCGCGGTGACGTTGGCTTCGATGGCCGCTTGATCGACTCCGTTGGCGTAGCACCAGTCCAGCACCTGATCCTGCGTGAGGTCAGGATACGGCGTGAAGCTACCAGTCGGCGGAGCGAACGAGCAGCTACCGTAGCAGGTGCCGCTGTACGATTCCTGCGAGCCGTTGCAACGCCAGTCGGCAGTGATGACTACGTCGGTGTTGGGGCCTTCAACCGGCTTGGTCAGAAGGCGTTCGATGATCCAAGAGATGTTCATGTCGATATTGGTTAAGCTAAACGAATCACGTTGAAATAGATGTTCTGGGTGCCGCCGCTTGTTTGTGTGACTTGAATATTTGTTCCACTTGCAGTGATTGTTATGCCTGTGGCACTGGAAATAGTTGTAATCGCGACAGCTGCACCACCCCTCTTAACTACAGCAACAACCTTGTAATCCGATGGAGAGGCTCCATTGACGGAAGCGGTTACCATCAATGTTGATTCAGATGGCGCGGCAAACAATGTTGTCGGAGTTGCGGTGGCAACCGACGATAAAATCCCATTCAGTGTTGAGAATATTCCGCCTACAACATAGGAAGCGTTTGAAATGCTTCCGTTAGAACTCGTCGTCCCCACCAACAAATTCCCACTCGCATCCAGCCTCATCACTTCGGTAAATGTGATGGCATTTCCAGCGGTTCCAGATGGCGCGGTGTACCATTGATGCGTACCGCTCACCAGAACGTAACGCGACGGCAAGTCTCCGGTTGTGGTGTAATTGAAAACGTTCGCGGAGCCTTCATACGCAGCAAAACAGAGGTTGGCATTACCGTTCGCCTGTTCGTTGAGCGTAACGTATCCATTCGCTCCAAGCTGCAACGCTCGCGCACCAGAACGCCACGGCTTCGGCGTAACTCCGATGCCGACGTTGCCGGAGGTGTCGATTTGGAAACGAACGGTTCCAGCAGTAAGCGGGTCGCCATTTTGCGCGTTGCTTTGAACAAAACACAAATCCCCGTAATTGTTGAATGTAGATGCAACAGCCCAATTTCGAGTTGCAGCATTGGAATCTTGGCTTGAAACAACCAAAGCTGAATAAGCAGATGCGCTGCGAATACGCATTGCAGTTCCAGCAACATCCAGCTTGTACGAAGGACTCGCAACCCCCACCCCCAGTCCGGTGGAGTTCAGGGTCATCCCAAGCGCACTTGCCGCAGAGAATGACAGGTTATTCGCAGACCCGAGATAAACACCATTCGCCGGAATGGTTGAGCCAGTGACATTCAAACCAGCCGCACCGAGTGCGCCGGTGATGGTGGCGGAGGCGAGGGTGGCGGTGCCGCCTGCGCCCAGGATCTGGTTGGTGGTGATGTTCTTGGTGGTGCCGGACGCGGCCATTGAGTTGTCGCTGACATCGACAATCGCGAAGAGGTCGTTGGCTGGAGCGACCGTGGTGATGGCCGCTAGGGCCGTGATTTTTGTGTCTGCCATGGCTAGTTAGCTTGGATGATGAGTTTGCCGTTGTCCTCCTGCACGAGGAAGTTGGAGTTCTCGCACAGGATGGAATCAAAAGTTCCGAAAGTGATGACGATCTTGGAAACGCCGTCCTCCAGGAGGAGGAACCCCTCGTCCTCGCGCAGAAGGTCCCGGCGCATGATCGGCAGGTCGGCGCCACCACCATTGGAGCTGATGGGCTGATCGACGCCAAGTCCTAGGCCGAGTCCGAGTCGCATATCAGGCCCACTTGCGGTTGTATAGGACCAGTGAGCCGCTTGAAATTGAGATGGAGGTGAACACGCCGTTGATGCTGTCGCCGGCCTGGATGGTCACGCCGCCACCAAGATCGGTGATGTTGGACGTGCAGGATCCGAGAATGGTCGTCGAGACAGCATGGATTTCCATCCAGTTGCCGCTTACGGTTCCGTTCGATGCGGTGATGTATCGGCCACCGTTTTCGCCGGCCAGTTGGCGGTTTGATCCGACATTCATAGGGTGAACTTCTGACTGCTTCGTTTTGTGCCACCTGTGAAACCAACCTGCAAGCGTGTAGCCCCACAGCGCACTCGCACCTCGGGGTTATCGCGCTCAACCTCTTTGAGAAACTGAGAATCCCGCCAGCAATCGTATCCAAGCCGTTGCCCCCAAGCATGGTAGAGAGTGGGGTCGATACGCATCCGCAGGCGCCCCATGCCATCGACAGAACGGATTTCAGTTTGTGAATCCTTTGCTATGCGTTTTTGATCAATGCCTGCCTTAACCCAGTCCTTCTGGATGCCGGTTTGGAACTCTTTGATGACGGCGCGGCGCAGTTCGCCGGGCAGATCGTCGAGAGCGTTTGCGATGACGGATGCTGCGGAATTATGGGCCATGAGAAAAAGAAAGGAGGGGAGGCCCGGGTGTGGGCCTCCCCTCTGAGGATGATTAGGTGGTGCAGTTGAAGAAGCCGAAACCGCTCGGGTTCTTCACCACAAGACCGGCGATGGCCTCGATCAAGCGGGCAGGGCCGCCGCCGGCGTCAGGCAGGGTCTTGACCTGAGGCAGCTTGGCGTAGCGGACCTCGACCATGTCCATCGGGATGATGTATCCCTTCTGAGCCTGCACATCCAAATCAGTACCATTTTTACCACCAATAAAAGTGGACGGATGTAAAATTAGCCGTCCAAAATCCCCTTCAAAAATATCGATTGAGGATTTATAGGTATCATTCGCAAGTTCTTGATTAAACGTGCGGACGCTGGTGGCGGCGATGGCGTTGTTGTTGGCAACCTCGGTGGTGCGCGAAGAGGTGAGGTTGGTGAATGCACGCTTGAGCGTGGTGCCCAAGATGCAATCGTAGTCGCGGAAGGTGCCGGTGACGCCGTAAACGGCAGTCAGCACGTTCTGAACGGTGGCCTCAGTCAGCGAGGCACTGCCACTAGTGATGACGGCGCCGGAGGCAGGGAGGAACGGAGAACCGGAGGCGCACGCGCCGATGTTGGCGGCGTTGGTGCTGTTGAGCCAGTTACCGAGCGAGCCAGTCAGGTACGGGTTGGAGGTGCTGACCTCGGTCGACGCAGCCTGATTGGTACACATGAAGGTCGCCTCCATAGAGCGCTTCAGTTCGACCAATCGTTTAGCAATGCCGTTTGCGAGCTCATCGCTCACGCCGGCCACGTTCTGCGTCTCGGCGATGAAACCGATGCGCAGGTCGTTGCGGAACACCTGGCCGTAGTTGTTCAGGCGGGTCCGGTTCTGAACTGGGTTTCCGGCGCTGGACACGGTCACGTCAGCACCGTCGACAACGCCACCCATGATCGGGGCAGCGTAGTTGTCGACCTGCCACGAGAACTGCATATTGCCGAGGTCCTTGCCCTTGGGGGCCATGGACACGAACGGCGTCGACTTGGCGTCAACGATGGCGATGTAGTCCGCCAGATCCTCACGGATCGAGGACGTTGAAGCGAGGGGTACTGTACCGGCTTGGTTTTCTTGGAGTAGGGGCATGATTTAGAGCATCCTTTTGAGTACTTGAGCCAACTCGGTGGTCGTTCCGGACTTGGTGAACTTTGACTTGGCCGCATCCAGGCCGACCTTGGCCACATCCTTCTTTGCAGGGATTGCGGTGGGTCGACCGGGCTGACTGGGCGCCTTGGCAAGCGGGCGGGTGGCAGATAGCTTGCCCTTGGCGGACTCCTGCGACAGACGCAACTTGCGCCCGGCAATGAAGTCACCGACCAGCACTTGGTACTCAGGCAGTGAGGCAATCTGCGGCAATTGCCGCAGGACGGCCTGCGCCTCGGTGTACTCGGTAGCCGAACGGTCTTTCCACCATGGGTAGAGCTGTTCTGCGATTGGCTTGATCTGCTGATAGTTCTGCAGGAAGCGGGCGCGGTTGGGGATGTGCAGGTCGATGGCATCTTCTACACGCCGCTTGATCTGCTTCACCTCATCCGAGCTGTACTCCTTGCCCTCTACTTCGCAGCCGTCGATGTTGTCCTCGCACCACCGTTTCAGATTTCGGGCCTTGCTCCACTCATCGTTGAGTTTGGACGCATCCCATATATCGGAAAACGGGTCTGCGGCGGACTGCACCGGGGCGGGCCTCTCGACACTCTGCTCCAACTTGGTCTTGGCCTCGTTGAGCTCACGCTCCAACGCATCGGCCTTTTCCTGTGCCTCGCGTTTCTGGCGGGTCAGTTTGTCGATGCGCTTGCGGAAGCCCAGCGATTCCTCGTCGCTGTTCTCTTCAGTCTCGGAAAGAACATCCTGCTCAGGCGACTCGGCCTGAGCGTCCGTTTGTTCTGCGGTCGGCTCCGCATCCTCGGCCTCCGGTTCCGCACTCGCGGCCTCGGGCTCCGGCGTTTGTCGCTCGACGGCTGACGCCTTCTCTTCCTCCCCGCTGAAGCGTGACTTCAGTAGCTTGGCCAACGCCGATTCGTCGAACTGCATCGGGTTGATTGGGGGCTGTGCCGTGTTTTTAGACAGGGTCGCTTCCTGTTTCGTCGGGATGTCCATGCTTTTAGACCCTGCAAGCCGGGTATTCTGCGCCATGGTTGTTGAAGGCCAACCAAGAAGCCATTGGTTGAGTGAGAGCCTAGAATTGACCGGAAGTCAATTCCTTCTCGTTTCTTAACGCACTGATTTGTGCGATGAGATCCTTGATTGCGGCGGCCCGGCCTGAGTTATAGGCACGGTCTTCCGCAGAAAGTGATGGGATAATGGCGTTGTGCACCTCATCTCGGAGCGTGTCGTCGAGGATTTGACCAATGGCCTTGAGCACGGGGTGCTCCTCGGACACGGAGAGGGCCTCGGAGAGCTGTTCGTCGGTCAGTTTCATTGGACTCCAAGGCGGCCCGTGATGGCGTTCTGCTGCTGTTGGACGCTAAATTGCAGGTTCTCAATGTACTTCTGCAGGTTGGCTTGGAAGAGCGGGTCCTGCTGCAGTTGGGCCTGATATTTGGGGTTGGATTGCAGGACTTGCTGCGAGAATTGAAGGCGCATGGGCGCGGTGGGGTCGTTCTCCCGGAGCTGCGGCGGGTTTCCGAGGGACATGAGCGCGATCTCGTCGTTGGTCTCGTTGAACATCTTCTGGGCGGCGGGCCCCTGCTGCATGACCAGCTCGCTGGCCAGGGTCGGGTCGATGGCCCGGAGCGCAACGGAGATGAGCTTGGCCCGGTCGATGACGCCGGCGGTGTCGAGGGGAAGCACCAGGGTGCTGATGGCCTTTAGCTTCTCGGTCACGAGGTCGGTGCTCATCTCGCGCACGTCGAATTTGAGCATCACGTCAAAGTCCTGCACGTCCTGCGGGAGCGGAGTGGCCGAGGCCGTGATGCGCTGGATCTCGGCGGGCCCAATGTACTGCAGGGTGAGTGCGAGGACTTGGCGGAAGGCCTCGGTCCAGCCGTGCAGCCAGTTGTTGATCAGTCGCTGCTGGCGCATCTGGGTGATGACCGGCGGGACCTTCTCGGTCGGGCGCCCGAAGTATCGGTCGGTTTGGGCTTCGATGGCTGCGATCAGTTGGAAGGCAACGCCGGGCTCGCGGGCGGGCGGTTGCAAAAAGCCGATTTCGCCGCGGCGCAGGACTGGGATCTGGATGGCGGGGCCGATCTTGAGATTGCCGCCGCGGGTCTTGGGGACCTCGATGGGCGGCAGGGTGGCGAGGGACGTGTAGTCGAAGATGGAGTCGCGCTGGGCCTTGACCTCGTGCTGCCAAGTGGAGCAGACCTCGGGCACGCCGCGGCTTTCGGTAATCTGGCGGTGAATCAGCTCGGAGCGCCAGACAACAAAGGGATACTGGCCGTGCGCGTAGTCGAGGGCCTCGAAGTAGCCCCACTTGTCGCCGACTTGGGGGGAGAATACCGTGTAGAACACGCCCGGGATACCGTCGGAATCGACGGCTTTTTGATAGGCATAGACGATTTCGATGAGGTTCTCGCGGTCCAGGATTGAGTTTTCGGCAATACCGACGGCGCCGTACTGGAAGGCAGCGTAGTCGCTGAAACGGCCCATCGTGTTGATGGCTTCCTGGGCCCATTCGGCGTCCCACTCCTCGGTCTCGACTTTGTTCAGGAGCTGGGCCTCGGTCATGTAGAAACGGCGGAAGACTACTCGGGCGGACTGGATGTCGGTTGTCTCCGGCGGGAATACCAGCTCGTCCCAGGGTGCGAGGGCTGCGATCATGGGCTTGTTGGTGACCATGGTCGGGATGGGGAAGTCGCACTCGCCCTCCTCGCGGAGCTCGCGGATGGCCTTGAGGGCCCGGCGCTTGCGCAGGTTGGGGAAGGCAGCGATCAGGAGTTCCGCGGATTGGTCGTCGGCCTCGGGGTTGGCGATGAGATTGGGTAGGTCGGCAAGGACAGAACCTGCGGGTGATTGGGCGGCAAGGGCCATGACCTGATCCATGGTCAAGTACTGCTCCTTCTGTCCGAGCTCTTGCTGCCAGGTAACATGGACGCCGGCCCATCCGTAGGTCCAGAGGTACTGGGAGAGCAGCTCGACCTCGCGGGTGAGGTCGTTGTACATCCGGGCGTTAACCGTCCAGTCCATCAGGTTGTGCGCGGTGACGGCTTGGTCGAGCTGGCTGATGTTGGTGGGCGATACGCGGAGCATTGAGCGCCAGAAGGAGGTGCTGCAGAGGTCAACGAGGCCGTTGATCACCTCGTCGGCAAGCGGGATGCGCGTGTCGGAGGCACCGTCCCAAGGGAATGCCGGGGCATTGCGGTTGGAATCGTTCCACTTCTTCCCATCGCCGCTCTGTCCGGGCCAACGGCAGAAGCGCACGTTCTCCACATTTTCGACACGGGCGTAGACGCCGTAGTCGGTGGCCGAACGCCGCAGCTCCTCGGTCAGTGCGCTCACGTTGGGTGAGTCGCCGACCCGGGCCATCACGTCGGTTGCCTGCTTGTAGGAATCTCCTTGCATAGTGAAATGGTTTAGTATCCGCCGCCGCCGCGGCAATCAAAGCCCCCATGGCCTACGAAGGCAAGACCTGAGACTAAAAGCATACCCAAGCAGTCGATGGGATCCTTGGTGCAACCCTTTTGCCCGTCGCGTCCGGTGTGCTCGGAGAGTGCGTAGATCAGGTTGGCGCAGTTGTCGGTGATGTAGAGCGATGGTTCGTTCAGGGGGGTGAGGGGCTGGGTGGCGTCGTATGAGAGGAGGCTGTTGATTGCGGAGGTGCGCTGGTCGACGGGCACGCCCGGGGCAGGTATGAATGCCATGGGCTCGTCGAGGGGGTTGTCGGATTCTGCGAGGAGGTCGATGAGCGTGGTGCCGCCAGCCTCGGAGAGCGCGGGGGAACCGCCGGCTTTGGGATCGATCAGGCGCATCACGGGCTCGCCGTAGCCGAGCTCGGATTCGATCTGGCGGAAGAGGTTGCGGTACTCGGAGATTGAGCGCCCGGCGTCGAGAGTTTGTGCTGGACCGAGCTTGCCGTCGGGTTTTTCGGATGGCAGGGCCCACTCGCCGTAGTTGCTGAAGTCGGGGAACTCGCGGACAACGACGCGCTTGCCGTCCTCATAGACTAGGAGCCAGAGGCAGAACCAATTTCGGGCGCCGGCGGGGTCGCATACCATGTACAGGGTGCCTCCCGAAGGCACTTTGGATGATGGAATGCAGTGGATATCGGGGCGGAAACGGGCGAAAGCCTTGCCGATGTTGTCCGAGGCCCAACCGTAGGCCCGGGTCAGGATCTGGCCCATGGGCGAGGCGACAAGTTTGCTCTTCATCTCGTCGAATGGGTTGTAGGGATTGTCCTCTGAGTAAAAGAAAACCGTTTTGCGCTTGGTTGCGGGCTGCTCCATGACTCTGGGGGCTTTGCCGGGTGGCCATGTAGGCAGGCCTTGCTTGCCGGCAAGGAGTTCGCCAGTGCCCCAGTTCTTGACCTGTGAGCCCGCGGTGAATTCCTTGTAGACGCTGGCTACGCCCTCAAGGGGCGTTTGGGTCACGAGGAGCTTGCCGCGGCGGGTGATCAGGCGGTAGCGCAGTGTGTCCACCCAGGATTGCGGGACCAACTCATCACACCAGATCAAGTCGGCCTCACGGCCTTCAATGGTGTTCTCGGATTGCGTGTAGTTCAGGAAGTCGCACCGGGAGCCGTTGGGCAGGATGAATGAGCCGTCGGTGAAGCCGTTCTTGCGGCTGTAATTCAGGTAGTGGATGCGGCCTTTCTTGGTGGCCCGGAGTGCGACAGGTAGGTAGTTGTAGATTGCGGGCTGCTGGACCGTGACCGAGGTGGCGTGACTTGTGTGGCAGCAGAGGACGCTGGCGTTCTCTTTCTCAATGAGGGTTTGAACCACGCGGCGTGCGGCCCAGAGGGTTTTGCCGGCGCGGTTGCCGCCGGAGATCAGGAGCTCCTGGGTGGATTGGAACTCGGTGTTGGCGATTTCCCAGTGGTCGGGGATGAAACCGTATGTGTAGGGGTCGGCTTTTTCAAGGAGTACGAGCTGGGTGCGCTTTTGCTTGAGCTCAAGTGCGCGGGGGTGGTGGGCGTCGACCCGGGGGATGACGGGGTGCAGCGGTTGTTCGTTCCACCAGGTGTCGTTGCAGTGGTCGGAGCAAAAACGCTTTTGGTTTGGGCCGGTGCGGATCTTGATTATTTCGAATGGCTTGGAGCAGGTGAGGCAGAGGCTGGGTGGTTGGCTCATTTCTTAATATTTTTCGTTTTGGGAAACCCGTCGACTTTTACCGTTCCCGCGGAATGCCCGACCCCCTCCCCCGGGGTGGCCCTTGTAACGGGGTAGGACATTGACCCGGCGGAGGGGTGCTGACGTGCGTTTCGATCAATGTTTGCAGGGGTTTGCTGCGTGTTTGCGTCACCAAGTGAATATAACTGCTATTGTAGGCATGAGTGGTGAAAACAGGCCTAAAAGCGTGGTTTTCAGTGGGTCAGCGGGTGGAGGGGTAGGACATTTGGAGCCACTACCTAAACCAGATCAGGTGTCTGCTCGTCGTTCACAGGGGTTACGTCGCGCTCCTTTAGGTCCTTCATCAGGTCGCGATGATTAACAGAAGCGGTCATTGCGAGGTGAATTGAGGTAGGTTGCCCCTTAATCACAGCGAGTTTGTCGGTTAGCACAGCGACCGCTACGGGCAAGCCCCTATCATCGATCAAGTTAATAGAGGATTCAGCCAATCTCTTGGTGCCTTTCCAGATCGCGACCTCCAAGAATCCGGTGACATCGCGCCTCCAGTCTTCCTCGTTCTCAGGGTAGTCGACCGGGACCTTAACACCGCGGACCAGCTTAAACGCAGTCGTCGGGCTGAGTCCGGTAGCTTCCGCGATCTTTTCAAGCGACTTGTTCTCCAGGATACCAGCGACAACTGCGTCCGCCTTTTCTTGGGTCAGCTTGTTGTTGAAGTGTTGGTTGGGATGATGGCTTTTGACGTACCCGAGCTCTTTGACCGCGTTGAATACCTTCTCCTGCGTTGCCTGGGGTATCTCGGTGTTACCTGCCAGCACCCGCTGGGTGTAGAGGTAATTGACGCCTGCTGCCTTGGCGACGTCCTCGATGCTCGGTTTCTTATCCTTCTTACCCGGCATAAGGCTTGAACGAGTATGGGTACTCACCCCAGTGGTTGAGTTGCATCTTGGGCTTCATGGAGAAGTGCTGCACGCCTGCCAAGGTCATTCGGGCTGCGGCTGCGTAATCCTCAGAGAGATACTCGAGTTTACCCGGCCTTGCTTCCATTGCGAACGGCATCCACAGGGTTGGGAAGCGCTCGACGCGCACATCGTCGCACCAGTCGATCTTGTACGGGTACTGCACTCCTGACCCTCCCAGCGCATCAAGTGTCGCTATAAGGCATTTGCGGGGGATTGCGAGGCATCCGGACGCGAACATCGTAATGGGCACCAGCTCCGCTGCGCATTCGGCGTCGGAGACCTGATGCTTCAGGGCCTGCAGGTGCTCTGCCTTGGGCCGGAGGGCCGGCCTGGGCGGGACCGTGCGGCATGGGTAGGGGATGCAGACCGTTGCCTGGTGCTCATGGGCTAGCTCGGCCATATGAATGATGTCGGATGCATCGAACTCAATGTCGTGGTCGAGTTGGATCCAGACGTCCTTGCCGGAGTCTAGGAACCACTTGGTAGCCCTGCAGCGGCTGCGGGAGATCAGTGCATCCTCTCGGATTGTCCTGAGATCGGTCTGGCGGTCTGACCATGAGAATTTGGCGGTCAGGTCCACCCAGGACATGATGCACGCGGAACTCATGCCGCCGTAGGCGTACATACTGAAGTGGATCGACGGCCTGGTGCCTGCCTGGGTCGGTTGCTCTGTTGGAATGAATGGATCTGCCATCTGAGGGGATGATGCCTTTGTTGCGTTCATGGTACAATGTCCTTTCGTTGGCTTGCGAGGAAGAGCTCGTGCCCCTTGCTGATCAGGTAGACCACGCTGCCGCGGGGCACTTGGCAGGCTGCGGCCACATCGTTGAGCGAGAGGCCACGGTCGCGCAGGACGTAGGCTTTGCGGGCCAGGTCCGGTGTGTGGCGCTGCTCGGTGAATTCAGGTTCAGCCTCTATCACCGGGTCTGGCGTGCCATCAGCCTTGAATGCCATGTCCTTGGGATAGGATAGCCAGCCACGCTGCACACCTATCTTAACAAGGTGCGGTGCCTCCATAAGTAATTTCGTTGTGTTTGTTACTATCATAACAGTGATATGTCTAGCGGTGTAGCGGGCAAGTGCTGCCTACCCTTGCCGCTTTTATCTCCTATAAGCTGGAATATGCGTTGTCTATGTGCCTTGCCACTGGCGCCGGGATGGATAACGCAACCAAACCTCCCGTCTGCCTGGATGACTAGGTGGTTGCGTTGTTTGTCCCCTCCTTCCTCGGCACAGGCTGGGCATTGCCCGATCAATTTCGAGCCAATTTTTCGCAGGCCTACCGCTGTCAAGCACTGTCTAGTGTTTGGGACGGATGGGACGGCATTTTCCAACTCCATTCCTACTCTGAACACAGTTTTGGTACTTTTACTCATCTTGCACCGAGTTGAGAAGTGCCGTCCTCCGTCCCAAACATTTGACAACGCTTGACAGCTCAAGCCATTTCCGAGGAGGTCAACACAACTTTCATGTAGCCTCGCGCCTGCTGTTGTTGACCGTCACTACGGTGAATGTGGTTCGACGGGATGGCCTGGTGTATCTCCAACATGAGTTCCGCTGCCCGGCGCTGGAAGCGCTTGTCCGGTTCAGGCCCCCATTCCTTGTTGTTGCACATCGCCATGTAGGCAGCATATAGCTCCTCGCTTGTAATACTATCCGACGACATACTACTTGCCCGTATGTGATTCACTACAAAGTATCTCACACTGTCGCTCTCGCTCAACAAGTTGTCTATCATAGCCCGCTGCCTCTCGGTCACCGGGAACGGCCTGCCGGCCTGCATGACCCGGCACAGATCCTCCGCGCCCTCCAGGAACCAGTTCAATATACCGCTACCCTCTCGCTCTATCATCACGTCGTGATAATTCGGGATCACCTTCTCCGGCTTGGGCTGGCTGAAGTCGAGCAGCAGCAACCGTCTCGACCACGCACCCAGGTCGCCCTGCACATTCACCTTCAGCCGGCTATTGGCCGTCACAATTACGTTCCAGTCGCCCACCACGGCCTTGGCGCCGCTTTTCCCCTTGAACTCCACGGCCAGCCTGTCGCCGCCGGTCAGCGCCTTCAGGAACTGGCTCTCCTCGCAGTTCAGGAAGTCCGGCGGCACATCGCTGCCAATCAGCAATGTCCTATCATGGAAGTTCCCTAGCTCAAACCGGCTGCCCAAGTGATTCGTTCTCAGCTCGCTGCAGTTCTCATCGCCCACCAACCGCCGCACCAGCCCGGCCACCGTTGACTTCCCACCGCCGCCAGTGCCCGTCAGCAGCAATATCACCTGCGGCCTGTTCCGCTGCAGCAGGGCCAGTCCGCCCCAGCGCTGCAGCAGCACCTGATCCTCGCGCTCGGGCAGCGCATGATCCAGGAAGGCCTGCCACATCCCGCTGCCGGCACCCTGCACATACCGCACCGGCGTCTGGTTGCGGCTCATCCACTCCGGGCCAAACCCGTGCATGGCATATGGCACGCTCCTCAGATCCACCATCACATTGCTGCAGTGCACCACGCTATCGGGCCTCGAGAACGGATTGCGTTCGACCTGCAGCGCCCCAATCAGGTCGACCACCTGATCCGCGAAGCTCACGGTCAGCCGCGTCAGGAGCGCCGGCAGCCGCGGATCCTCTGTCGCTGCCATCTGATCCACCAGA